TTTAGTATCTCCTCAGGAGTTCCTTCAGTTAATACTTGAGCTATAGGTTGACCTGATCTAGATAAGGAGTTTTGAGGAGTGGTTACATATAACTCAAACTCAGATTCTCCACCCTTCATATTAGGAGTAAAGTAAGCTAAGTGTATTCTTTCACCCTTAGCATCCTGTACTACTCTTCTGATATTAGGTAAGATTTTATCCTTAGCTTTTCTATAAATAGCTTGTCTATCTTGTATAGAAAGCTTCTCATCATTCATCTTATCTCTATCAGAGGCATCCATATCATTACTCATGATAGTGTGTATCAGAGTATTAGGAGTACCTGCCTTAGTATGCTCAGGTGGATTAGCTCTTACATAACCATTAGTAGTAACAACCTTACCATCTTTATCCTTAATCAACTTACCATCTTGTTGAGTTAAAGCTGACATTCTAAGTGGCTCTACTCTAGCAGCACCTTGTGAATTAGCACTAGTTCTAGGCATAAAACCAATAGGTTGATACTTCTTATCATCAATTATAACAGGACCATTGCTATCTTCAACAACTGCCATTATTGGTAAATGATCATTCTCATTATAAGCTTCACCCATCTCTTGCTTAACACTTGCAATAATAGCAGGGTCTGCAATAAACATAATAGGAGTCTTAGGAGTTATATTACCCTTTCTTAAATAGTCATTCATTCTAAAGTTCTTAGAAGCCTGACCTACTACAGAATTAGGATAGTTATCTACACTAGCTGTAGTTATAAGACCATTATTTCTTCTTTCTTCATCAACTGTATTAGGAGTTGTAGCTCTTTCTTCCTTAGAGTCTGGCTTAACTTCTTTCTTAACTTCTTTCTTAACTTCTTTCTTAACTTCTATCTTTGAAGCTACTTGTTTTAACAATGAAGAAGCTCTATCAGGATTATCACCACCTTGTTGAGATTGTACTTGTAACTGATTAGCCTTAGCCATTATAGCTTCACTAAGATTATCAGGAGTTTCATATTCACTATCTCCTAATTCATCAAGTATTTGAGTAGCCTGCTCCTTAACATCATTATAAATATCAGATGCATTGTTAATAATACCTAAACCAATGTCAGCAGCCTTAGCTACTTCCTCATTACTATTAGTTTTAAACTTATCAGTAAGACTTTCTACCTCAGGTTCTATAGTTCTAGTCAGTGAAGGAGTTCTTTCTATCTCACCAAATACACCTACTGACTTAGTAGGTTCAGCAGGAGTATCTTCTTCAAGATTTCTAGATGCACCCATCTCTGGATTAGCTGCTAATTGAGCAAATACTCCAACAGGTTTAGGAGGTTTTGAATCCTCTGTAGTTGTAGGAGCTACTTCCACAGGCTTATTAATAGTTTCTACTTCAGTAATATTCTTATTATATTCCTCAAGTATGCTATTTAAAGTCTGTGCAATCTCTTCTACACTAGATGGAGCCATTTGTTCACCCTCAGGTAATCTACCATTAACCTCACCTATGTAATTAAGCAATTCAGAATTACCAGATTCATCAGTTTCAGCTAATACATCAATAGATGCATTAGTAGGACTAATACCTCTGTCTGTTAAGAATTGCATTGAAGTCATGATTACATTCTTATCATTCTCACTTAATGAATTAAATTTTTCATTACTATCAAGTTGGTCAAATATACCTTCTAATGCCTTATTATCTGATATATACCTGTTATAATTATCATTATCCTTGAGTATATTTCTAATAACACTTCTCTCTCTTACATCAGATTCTCTATAAGCTTTATCTAAGTTCTTAACAAAGGTAGAGTAATCACTTACACCATTAAGATATTCATATTTCTTTCTAGTGTTATCATTAGCTACTTGTTGTTTAATTCTATTAGTAAAAGCATTGAAGCTTGAAGGATCACTAAGTATGCTATTATATTGAGCTGAGTAAGCTTGTTGAGCTAGGTTAATTCTACCAGCATCTTCAATCTTATCAATGAAATCACTATATTGTAAAGTACCTTCTCTTATTACATTATCTATAATAGCTCTTTGTTCCTCACTATACTTAGACTTATTCTCAGGATTAAGTATAGTAGCTCTGTCCACTGGATTGAGAGACATAATGTCTGCTTCACTAAGAACAGTTCCTTCTATACTATTATCTCTTTCTCTGCCTAGTTTCTTGAGTTGTTTATCTATAGTCTTAAGTGCTACTCTCTTAGCTCTAAGTGCAGGCTCTTCATTAACTTCAAGGTTCTTTCTTTTAGTGATATTCTCTATATCTTTCTTAAGTTCATCCTTCTTTTTAGTTAACTCATCATAAGCATTGTTTATCTTATCCTGAGTACCATAACTAATAAGAGCATCTCTCTGTGCTTCACTAAGATTACTTGAAGTGGTAGGGTTAATGGGGACTTTAGATAATTCATCCTCTAACTGTGTAGCTCTTTCTCTCCAAGAATCTACACTCATTTTACCATAAATTAGTGCTTGCTTAGTATCTTCATCAGCAGCATTACCTAACATCTTATCAATGTTCTCAGACTCTTCAGCTATTCTACTCATAGTATTAAGTAGCTTATTAGAGTTCTTCTTTATAGTCTCAAGTATCTGTGAATCATCCTGTTGAATATCTCTGTTGTTAGGTGCATTCTTAAATTGCTGTACTAATGATTGAGCTAATTCAGAACCATCTTCAGCATTAACTGCATTAGTTAAGTCAGTCATAAATGAGTTATAATAGTCAGTACCTCTGACCTTTTCAAGCATCATAACATCATTAATAGTCTTACCTAACTCACTGTTTCTATATTCAAACTCATCATTTTTACCTGATGCTTCATCCATAGCCTTAGCCCAGTTAAATGTACCAACCAGACCATCATACTTGCCTTTATTAGCAGGGTCTTGTATCCAATCAGTCATTACTTGAGCAGCAGTAGCTCTTTCTTCACCAAGACTTCTTTGTTCTTGAATAGCTTCATAGATAGGATTTCTATATACAATAGGAGACCTTCTTAAAGTATAATCAAGTTTAGATTCATCTTCCATTCTAACAGCAGGGCCTCTTCTATTATTAATAGTAGGAGTACCCATACCTGAGGCTAATGCACCATAGATACCTGATAAGATAATCTCTTTATCAGTCATAGCATCACCAGCTGCTCTACTAGCAGCAAACAAGTCATTAGCAAGAGATTCATCTACTGCATTCTTACCATCACCTTTATATTTATTAGTAATGAAGTTCTGTAAGTTATACTCTGCACCACCTCTTGCAAATGCATCAGATACACTTTGAAGATACTCTTCAGTAAATTCACCAGCAGGTTCCTGTAATACATTAAGTACCTTACTAACTTTACCATAATTAGGAATAACTCTACCTGCCTTTACTCTAAAGTCTTGTGGTGTAAATAACCTACCTAATCTACTTCTTCTCATAGCTTCTTGTACAGAAGGAGTTTGAAGACCAGCTTTAAGAGTCATATTAAGTGCTCCATTAATCATGGAGTTAAGACCCATATTATATACACCTGCCTTAGCTGCATTAGCTTCAGCTTTCTTTATAGATTCCTCATATTGAGGAGCATAAGAGTCATATATTTCCTTATATAATCTCTCAAGGTCTTCCTTTGATTGGGGGTTATAACCTTGTTTACTAAGTTCTTCAGGATTCTGAAGTCTTCTATTAAATTCATCATTTACTACTTTAGCCTGATTCTCAGCTACCATTTGCTTAGCATCATCAAGAAATTGTATCTTAGTGTTAAGACCCTCACTAACACCTTCAACAGTACCCACCATTGCAGGAATAACAAAGGTATTAACCTTTTGCTGAGCTTGTTGTAACCCTCTTAATACTCCATTGACTTTCTCAAGATTATTTAGTGTATTAGCTCTATTAGCTGCAAGAGCTGCACCTTTTAATCCTTGAAATGCCTTATTGGATATAGATGAAAGACCTGCACCAGTTAGCATTGAGGCTATAGTAAAACCTTGTTGATTAACTAATTCAGGTATAGTATTAACACTAAGTAAGTTATCAAGAATACTTCCTTGTTCTTCCTTAGTAGTTCTTATAATAGGTATAGTAGATAATCCACCATTATCCTTAGCTTCTTGAATATTAGCATCAAACAATGAGCCATATTGCATTACATCATTACCATATCTAGTCCAATCATTGTCTATAACATGGTCCATGAAATCAAGGGCTGCATTATCTATATTCTCATTTCTTTCATCACCTATATAGTCAACAGCACCTTTAACCATACCAGCAGCACCAATTAAGGCACCTGCTGTTTGAGCACCCATACCTTTAAAGCCATTCCATATTTTCTCAAATACACTTTGATTTTCTGATGCAGTATTCTGCATCTGTCTTCTAAGTATATTATTAGCTTCTTGTTCACCATAAGCAGACTTAGCAGCATTGTATTCTGCTGCTAGTCTATACTTATCTTCATCAGAGAATGGAAGATATTCAGTACCTTTGTACCTCTTATAATAAGGAGATACATCAGTAGCTATCTTATCAAATTCATCAAGAGCTTTTCTACCTCTTGCAGGCCAGTTGTTATATAACTCAGTTAACTGATTAGCTTGAGTTTGATAGTCTTGACCTTGTTGAAATGCTTTGCCAATACTATCAACCTTCTGTTGTTCTTCATCAGTTTCCTGAGGAGCTTGAAATAACTCACCATTATATAAGCTATCTCTTTGCTCAGGAGTATAACTCTTCAAAGTATTATAGTCTGGTCTATTACCAAACTTCTCTTTAAACTTGAAGTTCTTATACATTCTATCTATTTGGTCTGGAGTAAGTCCTTTCAACTGTGAAGAATAACTCTTCTCCCAATTCTGTCTATCCTCAGGTGTCAAGCCCTTTAATCCTTTTAATCCTTCCATATTATAATCCCATATTTTCATCAAAATTGATACTACCTGTTACTTGTGGTGTAACAGGAGTAGCCATAGGTAATTGAGAAGTACTTTGCTTAGGCATCAGTACGTAGTCATAGTCACCAACAGCTCTACTCTTATCAGCTTTAACCCTAACCACATCATAGTAATCAAGGTCTATATTCTTCTCTTCAGCTGTCTTCAGCATTTCATCTAAAGCACCTTTAGGTATTTCATTATAATTAGTTACTATATCACTAGGTTTCACATTATCAAGAGTATAATTACCCCATCCTGATACAGCTTCACTTCTAGTCATACCAAATAAAGTACCTTTTACATCCTTACCTTCTTCACCAGTTCTCCATTTACCTCTGGTATTAGCTATAATAATTGGAGTATCCCCTCTCTTTGCAGCATCTTTTACACCAGCACCTGCAATACCACTATTACCTACATAGTTCTCAACTCTACCATCAGGATATATTCTAAGTGCTTTACCTCCACCAATAACTCTAATAGTTGAACCATCTTGAAGAGGTATTGTAGTCTTATCTTTAGCTGCTTGAGCTTTAGCTAATTCAAATCTTTCTCTATCCATCTCTAATCTAGCAGACTCAGCAGGACTCATAAATGCTCTATTACCTTGAGTATCAAACTTCTGAGTACCAATAGCATCATATAAACCAGCATTGATATAGTCTCTAGCTCTAGTTTGAGTAGCTTGATCCCAAGTATCTAAGCCAGCTTCTTGCCACACAGTATCAGCTACTTGCTTTAATTCACTAGGTGCATTAGGATCATTCATTATAGTCTGCATTACTTGTTGAGGAGTATAACCTAACTGTTGCATTTGCTGGAAATACTGACCACCAAGTATTGATTGATACTGAGGATTCTCCTGTATAGTCTTAGCTAAGTTTGAAGCCATCATACTAGCTCTCTTAGATAACTCTGAACCACTAATAGTATTATAAGTAGCATTAGGGTTATTAATTAAATCATCAAGAGATGCAGTTCCATAGTCAATATTAAACATTAATGAAGGGTCCTTTTGAATGGCTTCTCTTTGAGCTTTAGTTAATTCTTCTCTCTTAGTTGCAGCTACTTCTATAGGAGTAATCTCATTACTGTATCTTCTCTTCATATCTAACAAACCTCTTCTACTCTCTGGTGTTAAACCTTGTCTAGCTAAAAGGTCTGCCTGCTTAGTTAAATCATCAGCATAAGTTTTATATTGAGCATAAGCTACAGGGTCTGATTGCTGATTAGCTAATTTATCCCACATACCAGCTTTAGCTGACATCTCACCTAAACCCTCTTCAATAGCCCTATGTTCAGTAGTAGCTGCTTCAATTGGGGCTAACATCTCAGAATAAGAGAATGGTCTAAACTTTGATCCAATTACTAGACTAGCCATTCTTACCTCCCTTCTTATTACCTTTATACTTCACTTTACCACTTCTAGTAAGATTGTAATTGTATGCAGGGTTACTTTGAATTTGATTACGAATAAATTCTTCTCTACCAACCTCACCTAAGTTATCAAAGAATCCTGTTAGATTAGCTGATCTATTAGCACTAACTCTATTTCTTTCAGCATTTCTCATGTTGTACTCTTCAATAATACCTCTAAGTTGAGCCTCTTTAACACCTTGAGTAGCTGTAGCAGCTTTTAATCCTGCTTCACTATTAAACATATCAGTTTGTCTATTAAATCCTTCAACTCTTTCCTTTTGAGCTTGGTTATATTCTTCAGCCTGTCTAGCAAAGTTACCTAAGTTCTGACCATAATTATAACCAGCAGCTAAGATACCTGCCATTGCAGTACCTCTATTACCTCCTGCATTATTATTAACAGCTCTTCTAGTAGCTCCAGCACTAGCATCAAGTTTATTAAGGTAAAACTCTCTATCTAATGGAGTATATCTTAGCTTATTGCCTATTGGAGTTGCTGTAATAGGAGACATATTAGCTACTGCATTGCCTACAGCATTAGCACCTGCATAGTTAGGTTTATCTCTTAAACTAGCTAAAGCACTGATACCAGAACCTACAACAGGTGCATATCTTAACCATGAAGCACCAAAACCATCTTCATCACTTGAAGGTGAGTTGTCATTAGGGTTAGATACACTACCTTGACTACCTAAGAAGTCATTATAGGTAAATGGGTTACCATATAACAGAGTATCATCATTTGCATTTGTAAATCCACCTAATGCAAATTGAGTACCTTGTCTAGCTTCTTTCTTAGCTCTGACTTCTTCTTGAGCTTGTATTAGTTTACCCATATTAGCAAGTAATCCTCTCTTAGCTATAGGATCATTAGGTCTTTCTTTAGGTTCTTTATTAAACTTCTCAGCTATACTAGCAAAGGTATGGTCTTTATATTTTAGTGGGATGTTGTACTGTTTAAGCATCTTTTCAGTAGGATGTAATCTATTACTAAATACATAGTCATTGAATACAACTTCACCTTCTTCAACTAAATTAGGTTGACCATCAGGAGCTAATCCCATAGGTACTCCACTTAGAGGATTCTCTTCATGAGAACCACCTTCACCTACTACAATAACTCCATCACTAAATACTCCACCATGAGTTAAAGCATCTGGATGTGCAGTTAATGAATCCCAAGCTCCTTGAAATAAAGTACCTGTTGGTGCAAAGGTTTCATCATAATTATAGTCCATATAACCACCATTAGCTTTAGCCCAACCTCTTGCATTGTCAGCAAAAGTAGCTCTCTTTACTATAGTAGGATTATTACTTCTTTTACCTCTTGCTATACATTCAGCAGTAACCTTACCACCACAATATTCAGTAAACTTACCTTTATTCTTTTTCTTAATATGAATACCTCCACCATCAGCAGCATAGTTAGCTAATAATGCACTATCATTGGATGTGTCTATATTACCTGTTGTATTTACTAATGATTTCTGTGCTCTTAGATTAGCATTGTCTATTTCTTTATTTAGTCTTCTGGCTTCTCTCTTAGCTTTACTACTAAACCATCCATCTGAGCCAACTTGTGATTTAGTTACATTAGCTAAGTTATTAAAATTAGACCAGTCACTAAGTAACTGATCATTAGTTGAAGCACCAGAAACATAGCCTGATTGTTGTTTAGCTGAAGCTTCAGTATCATCAACAAACTCTTCATTGATTTTACTTCCAAAGGCAGCATTAACCACACCTCCCAACATATTTACTCCAGCACCTATAAGTCCTCCTACTCCAGGAATATTTGAAGCTACACTACCAATAGTTTGCATAGCATTACCTACACCAGTACTATTGCCTGATGGATTAATAAGTCCACTAACAGCAGTGGCTCCTGCATTAGCTAATGCACCTCCTATTGCAAATGTATATGGTTTATTTTGTCTTCTTATAATTTTCCTTTTAGCCATAGCATAATTAATTTGTTGCAAATATAAATAAAGTTATTAACACTATCAATACTTTAAGTGAAACAGTAAAGGCTGACTACACACTTAGGTTAGCCAGCCTTACCAATATTATACAAAGTAATGTAATATCATATCATGAAACTCAGTTCTATAAGTCTTAGGGTCATTCATTGCTAATTTAACATATACCCAAGTATTTCTAATTCTATTCAACTTGTTACTGTTATCTCTTGGTATATTAGCTCTCCACACTCTAAACTTCTTCTTCAAAGGTGAAGGTTGACCTAATGTAGTAGTAAGATTTAAAGTACCATGCTGATATTCATTCCACACATCTAGGGTATCAAATGTTACATTATTAAGCAATGTGTCACCATCCCAAGTATCAGCTCTAAATTCAAGAGTGTTGTATATCTTATCATAAGGTTCATTACTATTATCTATAACAGTAATATAATATGGTTTGGTTACACCATAGAAACTATTATAGTCTCCTGCCTCATGTTCCCAGATAATTCCATTCTTTAAACTAAAGAACTTACCACTCATATTGAACATAAGAGGAACTGAATCATAACTAAAGAATGATACAAACTCTTGAAGTAATTCTGAATAACATAGAGCAAAGTCCTTATGGATATAATAAATCTCATCATTAGTACTATCTCTTTGTATAATGAAGTTTGAGAAGTCTCTTGCATTCCATATATCAGTAGAGTTGTACTTATTAATAAAGGTTCTATATCCTTTCTCTGAGGATAAACTCTTTAATGATTCTCCATTAAATAACATCAAGTCATTAGTAAAGTTATCTATGAAATATAAACCACTAGGACTTAAATAGGATGCCCATTTATTCTGCAATCCATTAGTTAGAGTTACATATCTCTTACCATCAACTTTACCACTATTAGCTATTTCAATAGGTATTCCATCATTAGTATTAACCTGTACTGTACTATTAAACAGTACTCTTGAAATACCCTTATCTTGAAATGCAAAGATGTCATTGCCTATCTTCTTGAGTAAGTTAAGATTACCTCTATCACCATCTAATGTAAGATTTGAAGCTAATGTAATATTAGTCCATGTATCAATATCCTCACCTAAGGTCTTCTCTTTAGTCCATGTCAATGAATTAGGGAATAAACTATTACTGTATCTCTCATAATCAATTGTTCTGAAAGTAAAGTAATTATTAGACTGAGAATACACAGGATTAAATAGATTGAAGTTTGTAGGACTCATATTTAAATTATTAACTAATCCTCTGTTTCTATCATACCTTCCATCTATATTAATTCTAGTCTCACACATAAATGATACTATATCTACAATGCTATTCTGGTCTTCACTAGTTGAAGCAAAGGTTCTTAAACAATCATATCTTTGTATATAAGTATCTCCTTCTGTACAGTTTATATCAATATTCTCACCTATTAATACAGCATCACCTGCTGGTAAGAATGTATTATTAAGTATAGCCTCAGGAGTATCACCACCAAATCTATTAACTACATTGTCTCTGTATAATTCAGCTAACCATAATATAGCTCTGTCTTGACTATCAGTGTAAGTAATATTACCCTGATACACAGTATCACCATCAGGAGCATCTGTATTCCAAAATGGCTTAGTAGTAGGACTATTCTGTAGTATTGAAGTACAAGTATTGTTCTTAGGAAGAACAGACTGTTTACCAGATGCAGTGTAGTTAAATGCAAATACTAAATGAGGATTTGATTTATACTTCATACTAACAGGCTCAGTACCATACAGGTCTTCTTCATTCATAGGAAATATACTACTATCAAATGTATTTACAGATACTACCTGATTGTTAGCATCATTGAAGATAGGAGTTATACTACCATTATCTACTTCATTTTTAGTTGTATATAACAAGTAGCCATTATTATATACTTCTGATACTGTATTGCTTCTATTAAAAGGTAATACTTTATCTATATCTGCATAATAGTTTAAATCCTGTAATCCTGAATTAAGAGGAGCTTTTATTCTAACCATTCCAGTAGTCCATGAATTAACTGGAGTAATACCAGTATATTCACCAGAATCATCAGTCCAAGGAGTATCAAGATATATATTATCAGCAGAGAATTTCAAGTTACTAATAACCTTTCTACCAAGTGCTGCTGGTCTTGTATTTCCATCTGTAGGAACACCAGCATTAATTAGTGAGCCATTTCTATGCCAAGGATATACTAACCATAGTCTTTGACTTAAAGCAAGTTCTTGTATTCTATCCCATTTTAATGCATCTGCCCAAAATAAACCTGAAGAGATTTGTCTACCACCTTCACCAGTAATAGAGTAATTCCACATTCTAGTATTACACACTTTACCTTTAAAGAGACCTAAAGATTTTAAACCAAGTGTAGGTGTAGAAGTGGTTAAACTAATATCACTCAATGTATTATTAAGTGCTACTGCACCTATAATTCTTAACTTATAATCAGCATTAACTAGATTCTGTAGATTATCATTAAACTCCACTTCAGGTGAATGCATGGTAACTATGTTATGGTCCACAAGGAATTCAGACATACTTTTATCAGTATATTCACCTGGGTCTGTGCCTGTAGGAATATAAGGAACTGCACCTAATGCTGTCTGTATTTCACTTCTAGTTAAGTCATTTACTGATGCTGAGCCTATAGGACCATTGTGATAGAAGTAAGGTACTTCACCCTTACTACAATCATGTGCCGTAGTTCCATATTCATTAACCCATGAATCATCAGGCATAAAAGGTCTTGTAAACCATGATGACTGTGCAAATGGACTATTATCTAATCTATCTTTATAGTTAGCTACAGTAGGACATAATATACCTTGACAGATAACATTTCTATCATTAAAGTCTGGGAAACATACTACTCCTCTAGCCTTAATATATCCTAGGTCTTTAATAGCTTGTACAGTAGCTACATCATTGACTGTAACATTAATTGCAGATGCATAAAGTATAAACTGATTTAGAGAGTTATGACTCTCATTTCTTTCAGTACATTCATAGTCTCCTACAAATACTACCTCACTCCATTTACCTTTGGTATCTTGAAACTGAATACCTACTCTATATACTTCACCTTTTTGAAATCCCTTAATCTGATTAGAGTTGTAGTTAAGCTGATAATTAGCTCTGTACATATCTCCTAAATCTGATACATCAGTAAGAGTTCTCTTGAAGAAGGTTACACTAGCATTCTTCTTAATTTGATACTGTAAGTCAGTAGAAATTAACTCTCTCTTAATAGTATAGTTACCTAAGAATAAGGTATTATCCTTTTGTTCCATAGTATAAGGAGCTATCTCTTCACCACCTACATATAAAAGAATAGTAGGGTCCACACTTTCTCCAGTAGTACCAGTATCTACATACAATTGAGTTGTAGTAACTAAATCAGCAACTACCTTTACTTGGGGAGTAGCATCTATAGATGTTCTATGTATAGAATATATTCTCACATAATCATAAGATGTGTCAAGATTGCTAAGTTGTATATTAAATGAACAAGTTACAGTATCTTCAGGAGAAGCTCCTCTATCTTTATGTGAGATATAGAGAAGAGGAGAAGTGCTAAATATATTAGTTTCCTTACCATATTTATTATAGTAACTAAATGCATATTGAATAACACCTTGACTAAAAGTACCACTACTATTTACCTTATCTACATTAATTGTAGCATTGGTATGTATGGTTCCTATAAAGTCAAATTCATCTGCATTGATATATACATCTTTAGTTATATTTAATACTCTAGCCTGATTAATACCATCTATCCAGTAGACTTTCTGTATATCTTCATTCTCATATATACCTAAGGTTTCTACAGGATGTTCTACATCAAGGTTAAGCTGCCCCATAAAAAGAACTGAGGAAGTGAATTTCCCATTCTCATAGATAAACTTATATATTCTATCTGCTATAGAATCCTTAGCAAATACAATAAGAGTATTATTAAGAATACAGCTACCTAAGTAAGTACCTACTATTTCATGATTAGAAGGCACTTCTTTATTACCTTTCTCATTAGTAACTGAAAGAAGAGTATTATTATCTCTTGCAGTTATTCTTATGTTTAAAGCATCAAAGGCATATTTAGGGTTAAACTTACTAACAGTAGTATCCCTACTCATGCCTTGGATTGTGTGTTGAGATTGCTTTAGTGCCATTATCTTTGATCTTTTAAGTATTCTCTGTTACCAAGTGGCTTAAATCCTTTTCTAAATTCATTAGTTCTTGGTATCATTTGATTTAACATATTACTAATAGACTCCATTTCAGATACTGATGGTAATGTAAATTCCATATTACATTGTCCAGCTGACCAAGCATATTCCTGTTGTACATTCTGTAATACTGCTGGAGCTATTTTACCCATATCAAATAGAATAGTAAACCATTCTTTCTTAATGAATAACTCTAGTGCTTTGAGAAATACTGAGTTATCAGGAATTAAAGGCAATCCTTCATCATCTACTGGAATAGCTCTATAAGCAATAACTAGATGACCTTCCTTAAATGAAGTATATATGATATTACCTTGAACCTTAAAGGTTCCCTCTTGTCTTTCAAGGAATCTCTTATCATCATGTATTAGATGAAAGGTATCAGTAGTAGCCCTAAGAGAAGTGTTATTCTTAGCATCTTTCACTTGTCTAATAGCTATTAGATCACATGGAAGTTTTGCTCTATAGTTCTTAATTTCTACAGTCTCAACCTTATCATAGTAAATAGGAGGTAATCCCATTCTACCTATGAAGTCCACAGTGTACTGTATAATAGATTCAAGAGTTAAATCAACCATTAAAGGATGTCTCATCAACCTGCTGGCGATTTCCTGCAATTTAACATAACTTATATTATTAACCATATTTATATCTCCATTTATTATTTAATGTTTTATTTCTGGTTCCCCTACAACATTCAGTTATTTTGGATGCTGCACTTTTACCTTTATTATAGTATCTTGCAGCATCAATTGCTGATCTAAATGTAGCAATTACATTATTAGTATCATCTAGTTGTTCCACAGCTTTACAATAACTATCCTTAGATTTTGACCTTTTCTCAAATCCAACATTTTGAGAAGTAATGCCTATATAGACTTTACCTGATGGAGAAATATGTCTATACACAGTCCACTTATTTACCATAGTATCTTTTATTTTTATCTAAGTACATAGCTTCAATCTTACCTTCTTTAATCTTCTCTTTAAGTCTTTTCTTTAGCTCTCTATTCACACTAAACTCAAAGAAAGACTTATTATTATAGTTAGCTTGACCTCTATTATAGTATATTTTAAATATCTCTCTTTCCTCAACTCTAACTAAGGTCTTATTATTATAAGACTCTTCATCATCATACCATAATTTAAGTGTTCTATCCCAATCAATAGGTAGATTAGTTACAAGTTCACCATTAGCATTTAACCTAACTTCACCAGCAGCCTTTCTAATTTCTAATCTACCCATCCTATGAGGGAAGTTAATTTCTTCACCTTTGATTAGATTACCAGCTAGTAAGTTATTAACTCTTCTAGTGATAGCAAAGTATTGAGACTCAGTTAATATATATTTAGGGTCAGAAGGTTTGTTCTTTCTATAGTACTTATATCCATCATAAATACCAAGTGAACCTCTAATCTTATGAACTCTGGGTTTATCTAACTTTAATAGTCTATTTCTAAAACTTTTATAACTTTCCATTATTTAGTACTTACATTAGACAAATTATCATTAGCATCATTTACCTTATCTTCAGGAGAATATTCAGGACCTCTTAACTCTTTAACTACAAGCTCTACTAATGGTGGAACTAATGCAGATTCCAAAGGAAAGTCAGAGTCAAGTAACTCACATATTTGACCATCTTCATCACACTGTAATCCAAAAGTTTCTTCTGCATCAGAGAATAGTGCAGTTATTCTAACCTTTTCAAGGTATAAGTACTGAGGATTACTAGACTTGAAGTAGATGTAATTATCAGGGGCTAAAGAGCAATATATGATATTACTAAGGTATTTATTAAATCCTACATATTTCATTCTATCTCTTGAAATATAAGTAATCTCACCTTGATAATAGTCTACTGGATATACTCTAGGCTGCTTAATACCCATCATAAAAGGAACCTTCTTTGTAGTTCTAAGATACACTCCACCCTCACATGGCTCACCAGAGATTGCAGGTACTTCCATTAAGTCAAGGCATATAGTACTAAAGTTACTCTCAGGTATAAACTTCTTTATATCTGAGTATCTTTGCTTTAGTAGAAAGCTTCTGTACTTACTGATTAAGAACTTTAAGTGATCCTCAGTATAGTAGGAATCATCACTAGAAAGCTTTAATTCATCAGAGCACATGTATATAATTTCTCTCCATGTCATATCATTACATATTTAATTATACAATTAAGACCTTGTGCAAAAGTAAGTAATTAAACTCGCATACACAAGGTCTTTATTGGTTTTATTTACTGGCTATAAGTGTTATACTCCTATTCTAAGTCTATAGTCTTCAGTATCCCTGATAACATTATCTTCAGTTATTCTAGTAGTAAATCCTATCTTAGTCTTATGTGTAAGACTATCATGATTAACAAATTCTGGATATCTTATAAGACAAGTAGTTCCACTTAAACAATAGATAGCATTTATTATAGCTCTGAAATCATCTTCATCTATGTATTCATTAAATACATGAAGCATCTCATCTAGTGTAAGTAATGCTATTAACTTCTCTACATCACCATAGCTTTTATAACCAAACTTTGATAAAGCATTAAAGTATCTGTAAATAGCATCATAAGATACATTATCTATTTCATGCATAACAGCTACAATTAGTTACTACTGGTTTAGACATCTTGCCTTTGAAGAACTTATTCCAATAGACAATAGCCTGAGGATAATTACCAGTTCTTATACATAACTCAAGTGCTTTCAACCTTAATGAAAAATCAATAAAGTTCTTAGGTATCTTGCACTCATTAATTAACTCTTTAACTGACTTCATCATACTTTGATAGTATGGATATAAGTTAGTCACAGTACCCATTATTTGAGGACTAATAGTACTCTCAGGTGCATCAGCTGATGGTTCCCCTGTAGTAATTACATACACAAAGAACATAGTATCATTAAGAGTACTTAGGTTCATGTCTCCTGCTTGTAGTACTAGTCTTACATTCTTCTTTTCATAGGAACCATAAGTAAAGCAATATGATTGATCCTCTTCTTCAAGAACAGGATTACAATTACATTGTTCAGGTATAGAGTAAGTTAAATCATAGTTATCACCTACAGTATAAGTGTAAACAGGATTACTACTAGGACCATTAAGAATGTATGTATCTTGTGTATCTATAACCACACTATCCAATAGTACATCATTATAGAAGTCCTGACTATCTACAGAGGCATCTATAATAAGATACTTACCATCAGAACTAATGCGCAATTCATTGAAGTGTATCATGATCTTAATTATTAGTGATAAAAAAAAAGAGCATAGTTTTTAATCTATGCTCTTTATAATTGTTAACTCAGTTTACAGAGTAGCAATAGTCAAACCACTTGCAGTATTGATTGCACCAATGAGAGCATTCATTTCAGTGTGACTGCCATCATCTACAGCTACTAATGTCAGTGTTCTAGGAGACTTCTGTACATCTTCTGCACCACCAGCCCAGTAGTAATTGATATCCAATACATCATACTTCTGAGTTGGGTCTACCAAATAAGTAGTATGAATAACATTGGGCCATCCCATATTTCTGTACAAGTCACCTCTAGCACCCATTGTGAAGTATTCAAGGTCTGCAATCTCATGACCATTCTGTACAGTGTTAATAGGAGTAATAGTAGTTACTGTACCCCAGATTCTTTCATCACCTTCAAAGGTAATATTAGTAGGTTGAACTGCAAAAGGAATATAGCCCTGAGGCATTACACCAAGAATCCAGTCTTGAGCTACTTGTTCAATCTGAATACCAGTATAAGTACCAGTTAGAGTTGCAGGGTCTGTATCAATATCTACCTTAGTATAAGCTTCACTGCCAGAAGCACCTGATACTAAATAGATTGTTACTAATGGAGTAGCTTCTCTTGCTAAGTTCTTACCTAAAGACAAAGCTAAAGCCTTATAGAAATCTGATGCTGACATGCCACTAACTGCATGTACCATACCATATTTCCAATACTGGTCTTCAGGAGATAAACCTACATACTGTCTGAAAGCAAGTCTCAAGATATAATCTTGACCAGCTACAGGAGCACCACCATTGATATTAGCATCCAAAACTACTTGGTATCTATCTAACTTCTTAGCCAGAGCTTCAGAAGGAGTAGCCTTTGCATAAGTCACATTAGGAATATGAATCTTATCACTAGATTCAACAAGCCCAGCTGGGCTATAATACTGGAAATACAGAGTAGTCTTAGCTGTATCTGCCTTAGGCAGAATATCACCAGCAGTTGTTAACTTAGCTATTGCAGTCTTCAGACTTTTTGCGACATATAAATGTCTTACTTGATTTACTGAAAATGTTGCCATTTTTAATTCAAAGTTTAATTAAACATTGTGCTTATTAATAAGCTATTGATTATTATTCTCTTTACTTGCATATTGTGCTTTACTTGAAAGAGCTAATCTAACAGCTCTCTCTACTATCATACTATGTAAGCTATCATCTAACATACAATCCATAGCAGTAGAATATCCATCAATCTCTAAGTCTCCTATATCAACTAATATGATAGGAGTTGGTTTACTTAGATAGAAACAGTGGTACTTACTCATGTTATATTTAGATATTAGCCTGATAGAATCATTAATATCTATTCTAAGTACCCTATTATCTGAAGGTCCTTTAAATGGATTCTTTAATACCTTATATAACTCATCTTGTCTAATAGGAGTTATTAAGGCAGTCTTACCATCTTTACACCCTAATGTAGTGTCACTTAGAATACATTCTTCATAGGTTATAAACCATACATCAAGAGGTAATGTAATATTAGCCTCCTTTGCAGGAGTAGCTATTTCATTATTAAACTCTTTAACTGCTTCAACTAGGAATCTCCTAGCTTCTTCATTAGATTCAAATGAAATACCAAGGTTGTTTCTACCATTATATATCTCTAATACAATATCCTCTTGAGCTTTAGTTAGATATACTGACTTCTCGTATTCATCAAGTACAATAGCTACATCTAGTGTATAAGCACTAAGAAGAACATCCATCTCATTACTCATCTCAAATCTATTCATAACTATTCACTTCTTTGACCCATTTGAATACTAGTATTTACATCTCCTGTATAAGCAGCCTTAGCTATCTCTACAGCTCTTTGAAGTATTTCTTCATGTATGCTTGAATCTAATTCACATTCAGAAACTGTACTAACTCCATTAATAGATGTATTATACTGAGTAAGGTCTTCTACTATAATAGGAGCAGGTCTTTTTATATATCTAAATGTTACTGTTTGCACAGGAGGGTTTGATAATACTTCAATTGTACCTCCAACTTCAGTATGATTACCTTGTATCACCCAAGCTTCAGCTTTTGAAGGATACTTGAAGGGTTTCTTTAATGCAGCATTAAATTCAGCAGGTGTGAGATATTTAGGCATTAAAGGAGAGTACTTTAATAAGTTAGTATGAAACTGCTCATTTAAAAGTATGAATGCATCATCAGGAATCTTAAATACAACACTTCTACTATCTAACCTATATACTGGGTCTAGTGGTATAAGTTGAGGAGTTGCTGATGTCTTAATCAAATTCTTAAAGTCTGCATCTCTTTTAGGTGAGTCACTGAAACCCTCTTGGTACTTATTACCTTGAGGGTTAAAGTGATTCTTTATAATCTCTTCTTGACCTTTTGTTAAACAAACACTAATCTCATAACCATTTAAGCCTGGAGCAGCATTAGAATCTATGTTATTGTATAGGACATTAAACCTATCAAAGAATTCTGTTACATTCATTATTCTTTCAGTTTAGCTTCCAAGCTGAACTTAATAGTCTGGTTCTTAGGTGAAGCTAAGAACTTAGCTGCTATATTAAAGGTTGGGTCTTCTTTATTACTACATAAAGGACTATTATCTTCTCTTAAATAGAAGAAGCCTCCTCTATTAGCAATAAGTCCACCTTCAACTGCTCTCTTGATAAGTACCTTAGTAGATAACAGAGGGTCTGTGATAACCTTTAAGAACAACTTAGCATCAGCCTGAATGAGTTTATTAATCTTAGTTTGCAAGAACTCAATCTTAGTATTAAGGGCTAATGGTCTACCATCAATAGTTTCAATGATAGTTCTAAGAGTATCTGCATCCTTTTCATACTTACCATATTCCATATAAGCTTGCATTGTAGCTGACATTTCCTGTCTAGCATTTGAAGTTTCTTCACCTTCTTTGATAATTACATACTTATATGTAGCCTTAGGCATATCTTGTAATGCTTGAAGTGAAGGAGCAATCTCATCTTTATTAGCCAATAATATCTTATATTTGATATATTGCTCAGGGTCTGATAGATCAAGTATATTATCTTGTTTCAATAATCTAACTTGTTTATTAGACCAATAATTGTTTTCTTTCTTATAAATTGAAAGAGCATTAAATTCAAGACCCATTATGTCTTCAAGGAATTCTTTCTCATCATCAGTAAGAATATTAACTAACTTACCAGATTCTAATTGAGGAACTGTGAAATACTTAACTGCATTTTCAGCCATACCTCCATACAGAATATGCTTTGGATTAGTTACAATACCACTTTCTTTGGGTACATATCTTACTATAACTCTTTCATTCCTAAGACAATTAATTGGTTCATTGATAACTGCCTCTTTATTACTTCTACCTCTTCTTACAGGTAGTTGTTCCTCAACTTCCTCAGGTATCTGAGGTACTATAGTTGTTTCACTATTAATAGTTTCTAAGTCAAGTTCTTCTTCTACTCTCTTACTTGCCATATTTACTTCTCCATTTAGTATTTAAAAAAAAAGAAAAAGGAGGAGTGTTAATCCTCCTTTTTAGTATTATTATCCTTGCAGGATTGCAGGAATAAGTGACATTGTTCTAGTTGGGTCTAATACCAGTGTACCCAAAGTTGCCATTCTGTGAATTACAGCTGAATCCTCATCATAGGACATATTAGGATTACCCATCTGTCCAGTATAAGGATTTCTGAATCCCCATTGATAACCTCTAAATTCAGTTTGACCCTTGATAGCGCACTTCTGAATATTAGGTTGGTCCATAGTACCAATGTACCAAATATCAAATCTATAAGAGAAAGCTACACCACCTTCAGGATGCAGAATCTTATTTCTTACAGGATCATCATAGAATGGGTCAACATCAAGAGTAACCATTACACCATTAGGTGCTCTCCATTCAGTTACCTGATAGTCAGTTACTGCAATTGCATTCTGTGCAAAGTTACTAGCAACCTTAGAGTAGATAGGAGGATTCTGAGTTGAGATGATAGGCATCCAACCAGAAGTAGTCTTCTTAGCTTCTCTATTAAAGATTAATGCACCTCTTTCACCAGTCTTTATGATGAACTTTCTATCACCAAAACCTAACTTACCAGCAGACAGTTCATACAATGCATCCAGCAACAACTTCATTAAGCCATTAGTATCATTGTAGTACATAGTATTAGCTACTTCTGTCTGTTCAAAGATACCAGCACCAGTCTTAATTACATTACCAGACTTACCAAAGTTCATGTATTCACCATTGATATTTCTGTTAGAAGTACCAAAAGCCATTGCATTGTTCTTATATTCAGAGAACTGGCATTCAACTTCCCACTCAACATAGTGCATCCACTTATTTGCAGTGTCCTTAACTTGTCTACCTGATTCATCTCTACGTACCATAGGAATACCCACAGCAAGCTTTCTATCAAGATTAGAACCTGGTTCCTTGTGTTGAATTCTAATAGTAGTCCACTCATTTCTCATAGAAACAGGACTAGTGAATCTAACATCACCAACCTTTCTAGAGAGTTCTCTTTCAACAGGAGCAAACTCTACTGAGTATCTTTCACCAGCAAGTAATCTTTCTACAGGAATACCCTTGCTGTTACCACCCATAAGTTCTACCTTATACACACAGTTAGTACCTTCAGATCTACCATCACCAAGAATTCTCTGAGGATATACTTGATTCAGATTACCTACAATTACTTCACCATCTGCAAACCAGTCTTCAGGGAATACAAGATAGAAAGGAGCACCTCCAACACCAACATTACCTGCAGTAGCTGATGTAATAACAGTACCATTTTCATCTCTAGCTTCTACCAGAGGAATATTTCTTCTTGAAGAACCAATAACATCCCAGTAGTATTCACTATCATCGTCAAATACCTTAGTAGGGAATGAATTAAGGAATGTATCAAGTGTCTTTCCTCTATGGAAAGCTAACAACTGAACCATAAGATTAGTTGCCTTTTGTGGTGCACGTTGAAATATAGCACCTAAGTGATTTTCAGTAGTCAACCCTTTCCAGTGTTGAAAACCAATCATTTGGAATTTACTTAATTTTCCAGCCATGTCTTAAACATTTATAAATTAATCAATCTCATTTACACATCAATATCGTAGTCTGAAACCTTTGATTCTGGGTCATCACTTACACCTGACATGAAATTAAGACTTCCATCTGCATTTCTTCTAGTAGTGTTGATAGTGTGTTCCAATTCTCTTAGGCTCTTTCTAACTTGCTTTTTAGCAGTTGGTTTAACCAACTTATCTAAGTTTGTAAAGCCATCAGTTAATGTAAAGAGTACTCCCAACTTCTTTAAGAAGTCTGGTCTATTATCTCTTTCATACTTTTGGACTGCTGTTAGATACTCACCAGTTTCTGGGTCTCTATAGACAGGCTTACTAATAGAGTTGTAAACTTTCTCTCTTGTAGTTTTATCCAACTCTAACCCTTCAAAGACTTCCTTATCTTCTAAGATAGCCTTCTTCAAGTCTGCTGCCTCTTTCTTAAGTCTAGCTTTTTCAGCTTCTTCTGCCTCTCTAGCTTCAGCAATAATATTATCATATTCTTGCTTAAAGTACTCTTTATTACTTGCTAGTGCTTCCTTTGCATCTTCAATATCAGAGCCTGAACTAATAGACTTTTGAGTCTCTCTTTGTGCTCTTTCTTTGCTAAATCCTCTATTAAGGAAATCTTGAAAGATAAGTTGTTTTCTCAGTTTTTCACCTTCAGCAGATTCATCAATGATAGCATCTTCTGTGATAGTATTAAGGTAACTGATTGTTCCTTCATACTTTCTAACTTCATCAGGTTCTATACCCACTTGAAGTGCTTCATCTATCCTCTTTTGTCTTTCATCAAGTTGAGCTTTAAGTTGAGCTTCCATAGCTTCAGCAAAGTCTTCAGGACTTTCAATCTTACTTAAAGTCTCATCATCAAGGTCTGAGAGAATACCTTCTTCTTTCAAAGCACTGGCAATGGAAGAGTAGAAGTTAGTTTTGGGAGAAGCACCAGTCTCTTTAGAAGAGGTACTCTCTTTGCCTTTAGTATCTACTTTCTCACTACCTACGCTCTCTGATTCATCAAATAGACTTTCAGGGTCTACTTCAGGAATCTCAGTAGTTGTTTTATTATCTTTATCTTCTTCCTGTTTTTCAGGTGGAATAACCTGTGTTTCTTCACCCCCATCATCAGTAAATAGGTTATCAACCTCATCTGGTGACAGGATATTACTCATGTCTAATCCTTCCATAATACTCTTCTCCATTAATTAAGCTATGCAAAGTTCTAAAAAACATTTTATATACACAATATCATAAGTCTAACAGTAGTTTTACTATAAGTAAAACACTTAACAAAGTATCAAAATAAAAGGGTGTTAGTTAATAATAACCACACCCTTTAATCTACTTTTATTCCACTGTTAACTCAATGTCTTCTCCATCTATATTAGCTTGTAATAGCAACTTCATTAGCTTATTGAATGATGCTGTACTATTAATAACCTGACCTTTGACTTTGTTTTCTCCAACAAGGATACATCCAAGGGTATCCTGTGGTTTATTTCCTACATGTATGAGTACACCTTCAAAGCCTTTAACATTCTCTAGTCTAGGAAGAATACCCTTATAAGGTATAGCCCATGATCTATCTTTGAATTTAGGACTTACTGTGTTCATATTTAACTTATAAACACCTGTAGGTATTGCTGTCTCTCCATATACCTTCTTAGCCTTAATCTCTTCAAGTGACATTTGACTAGTTAATCCTCTATCCTTGTCTTCTAGTGTATCACATAGATAAGTATCATTAACATACATCTTACCTATAGAGTATAAAGGTCCTTTATATGTTCTTTTTACTTTAACTTTCATATTAGTTAGGATTAGCTTCAAGTGTGATAGCCTTAGTAGTATTAGTTGTAACTACTTCAGTACCTCTTTGAGTTTTATAACCTGTTTTAGATACTACCCAATTTACTGTAGCACCCTTGTAAGTCTTAATGCTAGTACCTACAACTCCATTAATACTAACAGAGTCTCTAATCACTAGAATCTGACCTTCTGCAATTAAGTTAGGGTCTCCTTCAAATACATTATAACTTATTAGTCTTTTCATTGTTATCTAGTTTAATTTTTACTTCTTCTCTAACTCCTCCCAACAGCTCTTCAACTGCTTTATCATCCATATATACTCTCTTACTACATCCCTTGGCTAAGCAAACATCATTTACTATCTTGCTAACAACTTTTCTTAGCCTTATAAGCTCTAATCTATTCTCCTCACTTATTTGAATGTATTCTTCCAACTGGTGTTTATAATCTGTAACTAACTTCTTGTAGAACTCCAGTTGTTTAACCAAGTTATCTAATTGGGTGCTATCAACTTCTGCATTAGTTTTATTAACTTCTGCGTTATTCTTTCTTCTAGATAATGCCCAAGTAACTATACTATTAACTAAGTTGGACCCTAGTACTAAACTTATAATTTGTACAGTATCCATATTACTTTATTTTATAATTTCAACAAATTTCTGTTCATCAGTTTCTACATAGGGATTGTTTTCTTTTACAGTTACATTTAGTACTGTGTGTTTTTTCTGGAACCATCTAAACAAGAAAAACTTTTTAGGTGGATTCACAGTTTCTTTCTTAGATTCTACAAATAAGAAACTCTCCAACTTAAACTTAGGAGTGAACTTAATGTAGTTAGGATACTTCATAATTAAATGAGTATTAGCCCACTCATCTCCAATAATAGTATCTAACTTGAAGGATTCTACAAATACAGTGTCTTTTAATATAACACTATCAGGCTTCCCAACATGAGATAGTTTATACTGCATTTGTTTAATCTTGCTATCTTTAATATTTAACCCCTTCCTTACTTCATTCATCTTGATAAGTATAGAGTCTTTAAAGTAGTTAAGTTGATCTATAGTTAATTTGAATACCTTATTACTATTATTGAGACCACTTAATTGTGAATCATAAGCCTTTATATTCTCAATAGAGGTCTCATATTTAGCAGTCAATGTTCTATTCTGATGTACCATATAGATGAGTGAACATACTAATAGTACTATCAATCCAATAATAAATTTCTTCATATACTCCTCTATTTAATTTGTGCAAATATACTAATATTATACAGCAGTCCCTGTTGAATCAACCCAGGATGTACCAGTCCAATATATTGGTTTTACTAAAGTAGTATCAAAATACTGTAAACCAACAGGCATATTTAAAGCTGCACTTGGTCTGTCAGCTGTAGTGCCACTCAACAGTGTTGATACATAATTCCATTTATTATCATAACCATATTTTAATAAATGACGTTGATTATCAAAAGTAAGTTTTCTATCAGAAAGATTAGCATTATAACCTAAGGTAATTCCCTGTCCATAATATTGAGTTATAAATGGTACGATTAAACCTTTATCCATCTGAATATACTCCTTACTATCATCAAATGTGAATATCTTTTCTAATGAACGTTTTCCTGCCTTTTGAACACATGCCCACCACTCTATTGTATTATCATCTATTTTAACAGGACTTATAGAAGATATTAAATAATTTGCTCCTAAAGCATTTATATATTGTTTCTCTATAATTTCTAAAGTAGGAATGCCTGCAATATATGATTTGTTTCTAATAGTACTTCTAGTAGAATCAATAATAGTATTAGGACCAACCATGTTTAATATATGTGGCTTATCAGAAGCCATATACGTGTGGTGATTTCCAATAATCATATTATCTACTGCTTCTGCTGTGTTATTAAAATCTATATCACATGTAGCTACAGTTTTATCACCCTCAAAATAATTACTACTAATAGAATTACCTACAGGTCTGGAACCTGTGGAATATAGAATATCAACCCCTTTAACTTTAAAGTCTTGAAAAGTATTACCAATAATTCTTAATCCGTTACAGCTATCAATTACTATATTTGTTTTTACAAGATAAAAATTATTATATAGAACACTATTAGCATTAGCATGTCCTATAAATTTTATACCTACATTAAAACTTGAAATATTACAATTAGTAACAATATGATAATAAGAACTATCTGTTCCATCAAATATCATTGCTGTATCTACTTTAGTAGACCCCATATTAAGTTTTTCAAATACACAATAATATGAAGAATGTACTTTAATTAAAGAGTCTCCAATAAAAGTATCAGATGGAT